ATATCTACCCAATGTCCAATCTTCTCTTCCCAACGCATGCCAATATTTTCTGACTCAGCTCGATAGAGCAGATCCCAGATACTATAAGGAATGATATCCCCTTGCAGAAATCCGGTTAGACTATGACTGCTGATTGTTCCTACAGAAACGCAGAGGCAATGGAAACCACCAAGTTTGCGGGAGTTATCTGCACTATATCCAGAAGGATACGTAGTATTCGCAGACAACTTAATAATTGGCGCAGCCCCACTAGACTCACATAGATAGAAATAAAAATCTTTTCCTGCTCTATTAGCCGCGGTTGCGTATGTAGCCGAATCCCAATTACTGGAACTATTCAAATCTAAAGAAGCTAAATCCGACAACGTGTATATTTGCCCATTTAGATTAGCTACAAGTTTAGTAGGTGGTATTAATGATCTTCTTAACAGCGCAGAAGAACTTCCTCCATAAGCCCAAAGAGTATTTCTTGCATAAGCGACATCCAAATCCCGCACATTTAAATCAACTACCCTACTATCCACCAATAACTTATTAAGCTTATCAAAGGCATTAGAGACTTCATAATACATCCGTTCCCCGGATGAGCCCTCAGGGAAAGAATCTCTCCTAATAGTAATAAGTCTTGGGTCGTTAGCCATACTAATCCCAAATCGGGGTAGAAATTATTGTTCCATCATAAGAAGTAGTACCCTCCTGAGCAGCTTCGCTAGGAGCCACACCTTGTCTGTTCGTGAATCCCCAAGAATCCCCGGACGGATAATAGTCCAAACGCTGCCCATATTTCTTTTTATCCTGCATCTTCTGCTTCTCAAATATAGGAAAAAACATCTTCATCTTATCCGTATTTCCTAGCGTCATATAAGCCCAATACATAGCCCCGGAAAATATACAGTGATCACTCTTACTCAACGGAAGTTCCGCATCTTGTTGCCCCGGATCGCTTCCACTAGTTATCACCCCACTTGCATGCTGTATTGGGGTAGGCCACAAAGAATATAAGACCTGCAATGTGTATATAGCATCAGGAGTAGGATATAAATAAAGTCTATCTTTTAAAATCGTATAATGTGTAGGTCGTGCAGGGTTATCTGTTGCCGCATTAATAGGAAAACTTTTTACAAATACACGCTCTGGAAGGCCGGTCAATGGGTAATAACTCGTGCCATCGATAGCATGCAGCGCAAACACTTGATCTACCTTATCATAACTTTGATGACTCCCCGCGGTAATAATAGCACTCAACGCAACATAAGGTTGTGCCGCTACAGTGCTAACTTCCCTAGGATATTGCTTTAGCTCCGGGTAAGAAACGTCCTTCACTAAATCAAGAAGCGCATCATTAATAGACTGGACTATATTATCGTCTTGATCACTCCTAGCATCGCCACGACCAAGTCCAGCCCTTACTCGCAACTTCATCTGTTGATTAGTAAGGGCCATAGACTACCTCGTCAATTTAAGGTGAATAAGTAAAAGGAAAACAATGCAAGATAGCGGTCTTAGCCGTGGCATCGATCAACACGCCACTATGAGGTTTCAAAGTAGTAGCATTACCACAGAATCCATCATTAGCGCCAAGGCCCAACGCATTACCGGCAGCCGCACTGTCCTCCACAGTACCAGACAGAGTAATTGGACCATCGATTTGCATCCAGAAATACTGCGCGTCCGCAGGTACATTTACTCCCGATTGATTCTGAATACACCCAGCTAGCCAGTCAGTAATACAAATACTCTCATCCGTACTAACTGTATATCCAGTAAAACTAGATGAAACAAAACCCAGCGCATCTCCCTTAGCGGGAGTATCCGCCCCGATTGACAGCTTTACCCACATATAGCGGCGCCCTTTCCATTCACGAATAGCGCCTAACTCTTCCATGTCAGTGGCATAGCAATCGAAGAGATCTGTTACCCAACTTGTCTTTTTCATTTTTATCTCCTCGTTAAATTATACTGGAAGACCGTGAATAAGCCCCTGTGTCCGCCGACTACTCAGACCAAACGAACAAGCCAACAAGGTATGAACAACCATATCTTCCGGCTGATCAGGAATAGCCATCCACTGACCCAGCTTGAAAAAGTATCTCGGATCATAAGTAAACTTAAGGCCATCCATATCCAAGAAATACATTTGCCCACCCGGACAGTTGGACCCCCAAACGATTGGGATACCTTCCCAGTAGAGTGTTTTGACAAGAATTCCCAAATCTGCTGGCTGCTGTCCATACCATTGGTAGTAGGACATCAAATCGGCCTGCAGCAACTTGTACATTCCCCACGTGGTAAAGATCAGCGAAGTTTTCCCCATGCACAACTTTACCATTTCCCGCATAGCAGATTGCCCAGTAGACAAGAAATCTGCGGCAGTTGGACTATTTATAGTGGTCACATAATCAGTTGTACCTTGATAATTGATAAACTGATTCTTCCACCAAGTATAAGTAGCAGCATCAATCTCCCCAACTGTTCCAGTCCCGTCAGTCGAGATCAAATGCTGAATTCCCGGAGGCGCATTCGCGACAGTAGTTCCCGACTCATCATTCGCACCCAGCAGATGAGAATCGAGATCTTCTCTCCACGAATTCATCGTATTCGTGATCTTACGCTTAATCGTGTCATAGATCTCTGCATCGCCAGCATTTTCCTGGTCATCGGCCCACCATCTCACGATCGGCTTACTAGCCCGATACCAACCATAACGAGCCTGATCCAGGATGTCGAAGTCATGCAGCTCAGTCGCGCCGCCTTTCTTCAACCAATAAATCTGCTCATTCTTACCAACTTCAAGATCATACTTAACCTTCGTACCTCCAAGTTTCTTCTGTAGCCCGCCCTTCATACGCAGCGTGGCCCAAAAAACACTTGAATAAGGATCGAAGACCTGATCTCGTAACCCACCAATCGACCGATCGTATGTAGATACGAACATATCATTGATGTACTCAGTTCTTGTTCTATAAGCCATTTCAAATCCTCAAAATAGAATTCCGAAAATTGAACCCACTCAGATTGTCCAGCAATTGGACAAACCATCTCAGTTTAGTTTATGTCAGGCAAAGGCCCGTGAAGTTCCTGAAATTCCTGAGCTACAGAATCCATTGCGTCGTCCAGACTCATATTCGTATCCTTAGTGGGTGTAGAACGGGAAGCGACCCGTTGTCCACCATAAGAGAACTGTTGAGGAGTCGGAGCCTTTGGAAAATGCTTTTCTTCAATCTCAGTGAACTTATTTGGATCAGATTCCTTCAGCCGCGCTTTGGACATAGTGTAAGCATCGAAGATTGAGATACCTTTCGCGGTACTAAGGATTTCCTTCATAGCAGGAAAGTAATCTTTCCAATCTGGATACTTAGGCTTGCCATCCACTGCGGCACCGACGAACTTTTCCAGTTCGGATTGCGCCTTGTTTTTGTGCGAGTTCTGCTCAATTCCACTCAATCGATCATTGAATGGAGTGAGAATATCTTTCATCGCACCAGTTACGACATTGGTAAGTTCCTGTTGTTGCAAGGCTAACAGTTCCTTACGGGAAAGTTGCTCTAATTCTTCTTCAGACATAGTCTGAAGCTTAGAGACTGGCGATTCATTATCGGGCTTCTTTGGTGGATCTTGGCGACCTCCGAAATTTGAAACGACTTGAGTCATCCGGCTGTCGAGGCTATCCACCTGAGATTGCATACTCCCAACAGCGGTTCTTACAAATTCCAACAACTCAGTGAGCCTAGTAGAAGCATCACCTTGTGCAGGATCAATAGCGCCTTGTGGCGCAGTAGGCTTTTTGAAAAATTCGAAACCACTCATTATACTCTCCTAGGAATAGGTTATTTTTTCTTGGAAGAAGATTTAGCGGCTTCAAGGGCCACTTTTTCGTTAGCGACGATTCGATCTTGGTGCTGGCGCCGGCGAGCAATCTCTGCTAGGGAGTTTATAGTACCAACCCAGCTACGCATACGTCCCGATGTGCAGACCAAGGCAGAATCACCCTGGAAGACGATATTGGAAATCTGTCCAAAGCGATTGAACTGTATAATCATTTGGGTAGGTTCCTTATTATCTGGTCGAACCAATACCATTGGAGGCTCGGGTATTTGAGTATAATCCTTTCTCGGCACCGGGGCCGTCTTCGCCTTAGGCTCTAGAGCAGCGGCTCCTCCAGTTTGTTTATCTAAAAGCCGGGCCTCTTCGAGCGTCATAGGCTTTTGATCAATTGGGTCCACTGGGCTTTTGTCTTTCTTTTGGATATTTATCTTAGGCTGTTCTGCCATAGAGACTCCTTATATTTCAAATGATTTATAATGGCTGACACGAACCTCAGGATCTACCCAAATAGAAAATCCAGCTTCGCGAGCCTTTCGACAGAAGGTAAAGTCTTCTCCGAGTTGACGAACTACCCCATTTTCCATAGTAATATCATCATGGGAAAACCAAGGATATGGAATCTTTTCAAACACCCCTCGGGCAATAAGCACGAAACCAAAACCAACAAAGTCTACTTTGAAGGGAGCTTTCTGCTTCTTTACAGCTTCAGGGGACATTAAAGGAATATCGCCAGTTTTTCGAAAATTATCGACGTCGAAGGTCAGACCGATGTTGGAATTTCCCCCTGTCGTCTTACACCAGCCAGCGCAGATATCACGTTTTCGCTCCATTAGCTTGGCTAGGTCATCAAAGGCAAATCCTTGATCAGAGTCTATCCAGAGCATATAATCGTAACGGACCTTACCATTGAATGGTTTCTGCATACGACCAAGTTTAGATGCGCCTCCGGCAGTCATGTTTCTCACAGTTGCGACGAGCGAGCCAGATTCTTGGCTATGAAGGATTTCAATGCCACTCGATGCTAGGATCGTTACGGTATTGACTAGGCCTCGAATAAATCCAGGGGTAAAAGAATCTCCTGGGGTACATAAGGCAATTCTCATTTAACCTCCCCAGTACGCATCATTGAGGATAACCTATCGGCCCTAGGACCTACCTGCATCGCCCATTTGCTATTAAGCATCTCATCAGCAGCCACAAGGTAGTTACCAGCATGAATTAATTTGATAGTATTCTTAAATTTAAGAAACTTAGCCATCCCAAGGTTGAACACCATATTAGCAATGACGCGTTGTCTTACAGGATCGAGTGTCGACCACCAAGGAAGCTTACGACCTATCTCGGCTAGCACTTCCAAAATATCCTCGTCAAGCATAAGAGCACTCACTGCCTTAGATATTCCCTTAGCGTCCAAATTATGCCCAACACCCACAGTTAAAAAACCTTCTGAGTCTCTGTAAGGCATGAGAACCTCTTTCTCATCCTTTATGAGTTCTTGCTTTAAAAGATTAATATCCATAAGTCTCTCCAGGAAATCCGATTATTTCTTCGGAATGTATTTATCGATGATTGTTGCCACCTCAGATATTCCCTTAGCAATGGCATCCTGGCGAATCTGTGGATTAGGGTCACTAAGACCGTCTAGGTACTTAGCGGCTCCGACGACAAGTCCCTTTAGTTTAACAATCTTCAAAGCTGCGGGACCGTAACCAATAGCAAGCCCAATAAGAACCAATACAATATCTGACCATTCCATAAAGACTCCTTAATTTTTATGTTCGAGCATATCTTTCTCATGCTCATGAAAGTGATGTACAAACTCACGAAAAGACTCAGCTTGGGTAGAGATAAGAAACTCTATCCGCTGCAAAATAGTTACTTGCTTTTCCATAGAAGCCGCAAGTTGCTTTAAGATACTATCATTTACAGTATCTCGTTGAATACGCTCTTTCGCATCTTTATCTTTTGACAGCATAGGCGAAATAAGATCTTTGGCAAACTTAATAACTTCCTTCATTGCTAAGAGGAGCACTATGGCTACAACTCCTAACTCCGTGGGGCTCATCGCCACAGGCATTAAAAATTCCTGATATACTTAAGACGAGCGCGAGACAAGTATACTTTATCCGTTGTATGAGCTAAGGGAACGAGAATAAGCGTCATCCCAGTTGTGTCGATAGTAATGTCACTTGCCGGAATCGTATACTCAATAGAACCATAAGATGTAGAAGTTTGGGTATCTCCAGTGGCATCTCCTGTAGCATCGTCCTCGTCGATAAAGTAATAAACGTGAAAAGCGACCGCATCGGTGGTTCCATCTGAAGCTACTCGAAGATCCACAATAACATCGGATGAGGTTTTGAAATCGTAGGGAAGACTAAACTGATACATTATTGGATCGTTATTAGAAGCGACCCAATTTACTTGCTGAGCTTTCTTAGTAACTCCTGTAATGGCTTCTAAGAAAGGAGTTGTATCACTACGTAGGATTCCTCCATCCGCTGTGGCATCACCAACATCTCCCGTGGCATCAACCTCTCGCCATCCGGTTAAAGGAAGATCAATGGTGCCATAGGTAACGGATGTTCTAAGAGCGTTATAATGAGCAATCAACGCGTCAAAATCATATGACAGCTCAGCAATTTCCTGCCGGTCATTTTTTATGTAATCCCTACGAGTAGGAACAACATAAGTCTTCGTAAAATTTGCAGATATTCCAATGGTAACAACCATCACACCAATTGCTACTAATAAAGCGATAAATCTCTTCATCTCTAAACCCCCCACAAAAAGCTATTTGACAAAAGCATCACCGAAGTAAATTACAAGTCTGGATACTATAAGAGCCAAACCAAGCATCGTCAGGCGATTCACAGTGAATTTGGTCTCTTCCAGATCCTTTTTCTTATTCTCGCTGGAGATTCTCCAGATAACAATGGCTAAAATAACGATGGCAATACTATCTGGAGGAACTCGGGAAAATAAGGTCTCAAGAAATTTGAAGTCCATAGATACCTCTAATTAAGTTGGCGGAAGCATTGGAGGAGTTGGCCTAGCTCCTCCAGACAACCTACTAGCATATTCATTCATAGAAAGTGGCTCCGCCGTTTGCGCTGGCTGTTCAAGTAGAATATCTTCCAGGGATACCCCAGGGAGTTCTCCGAGAAGAAACTTGGTAAGATTAAGATTGCTCACCAAGGGATTTTGCGACAGGCGATCATAGTAAGATAAGGCACGTTTTTCTCGAATCTCCTTAGTCTCAGGTAACGTGGAATCCGGGATGATCTTAATCTCGTAATCCCCTTGCCTCAACATAGTTCCCGTGAAGCGTACCCAAACAGCTACTCCTACAGGATCTAGTACCTTAATCACCTGCTCACGACCCCAATGGTGGAAGATAATTCGCATGGTATCTTCCATAATCTGCATATAAGTATCAGCAAGATTATCCCTTCGCTCATCCATACGGAGATCCAAAGCCCTAGAAACTTCACGAGTCTCTGTGGCTGTAGGTCCATGAGACTTTGCTTGGTATTCGCCAAAAGCGTTTCTACTAAAGCCCATAGTCTCACGGATGTCATTCATTACCTCAGCCTCCATACGAAACAAAGCTTCGGGAATATGATCAGTCTCAATAATCTTGATCTTATTAATGTTTGCTACATAACAAACAGCAGAGACATCTTCTCTGAGAAACTTAGCCTCTTGCTCAGGATCAAGAATTCCCGTCTCGGCTAGAAGCTTTACCAGAGATCGACGCATATGCCAATGCATCTTCGTCTTTATTTCATTCAACTGCAATTGATATTGATACAAGATCGTAGCATCTGCAACGCCCCAAACCGTGAAGACATCAGGATTAGGCGTGTAGATGTAGAAAGGACTCGAATGATCCGTCTGTAGTTCGTCATCCTGCTGAATAAGTTCATCCTCAGCTCTTCCCGGGGCCAGTACAAGTACCTGCCTATTTCGACGATCTCGAATCTCCAACAGTTCAATAGTATCTCTACTAGGCATATCCGAAGAGCCGAAGATTATTGGCTCAGCTTCTAAGGGGCCAAAGATACTTTTCTTTAGAAGAAGCTTATCTTTAAATATACCCTTCGGATAACGTGGATCACTAATAACATCATCCTCATAAGGAATGAGTCTATGCGCCTGAAACCAAGCACTTTCCTGCGTGGCGCAATCCTGCGGCAAGATAAAATTCTCTACGTCCGTAATCGCCTGAAACCAGGGCATATTATCCTGTAAGCCCATATGATATTCATACCTACGACCACTCTTGTCAATAGGAATTTCCGTACCCCCTGGCTCGGGTGTAGGAGTTCTCTGAGCACCAAAACCAAGCTTCCCAACGCCAGTTCCAGTGATGAAGGCTGTATCTACCATCCGTTGCATCTGGCGCTTAATATCCATCGTCTTGGTAAGCGAGTTTAAAACGCGCTCCATAATCCTAGCTAATGCCAGGTGCTCCGCTCCGGGCTTGGTAGGTGTTACACTAATTGATGGATTACGAAAATATGTCCTCGGGACCATCGAACGTCTCATAGTAAAGAACATATTCTTTGTGAAAATCCCCGGCCGGAAATGGTTTCTATAGAACCTATTATAAATCTCCCACTTATCCTGCATGGCCTTTAGTTTCCTATATCGCTCTCCGGCATTGATCTGTTCAAGCCACCAGTTGATATTAGGCTTACCTTTAGTAGTGTATCCTTCCAGTCTATACATTAATACTCCAACCAGCTATGTTGAGCCATAAGAGGCTGCGCGTCAAATACGGGCTCATCAGTAAAGTCTTTAGGATCAAAAGGACTCTCATATGTAGGCTCTGAGAATATAGGAGCCTTTATTGCCTGACCAGCAATTAGATACGGTAGATTTTGAAGTCCTATAAACGCCATACAAAAAGCAATTACCCGGTCATCGTAAGAGCCATCCATGGCTTTGAGCTCTCCAGTAAAGGCAGAGACTTCTTCCATAAGGTCATCACTCGAAAACACCAACTCTCCAGCAGCCAGAGCACGTCGAACCTCAGAGCAATACATAGGTTTGTTCTTCTTCGTCGTCATATATCCGGTGCCTGTAACGCTGCTATTTCGCCCATCCGAGAAAATCATCGCTCGTGGATAGATCTTCCTTTGATCCAGCGCCTGAAGCGTAGCAATACCATAGTTATTCGATTCAACAACCAACAACGGGAAGCAAAGATTCTTTTTTCTGTGATCCTTCTTATCTTGATATTCCCAATAGAACAGCTTCCCAATGTACTCAATCTCTACTGCCAGAGCATCTGGGGCAACAGTCGAGCTAGCATATTCAGCAACTTGCTCCCCCGTTTCATAGCAAAGAACTTGTATAACACTTCGATCCTGATCCACCCCAGCACTGACATCGACTCCTATCGCATAGTGCATATCCTTCCGAGGAAACCCATGGCGAAGGGCAAAGTTCCTATCAATGATCTTCCAATGATCTCCCGGAGTATGGACTACTCGATGAAAGAACGAAGTCTTGGCGAGCATAAAACACTCTTCCAGAAACATAGGATATTCCTGCTTAAACAGAGCAATATCCATATCCATCTGGCGAATCTTTATTCTCCTCCAAAGCAATTGACCCGGCGTAAGTGTCGGGTACTTCCTAAGTAGCTCGGGCTCCTCAAAATCGACAAGCAGCTCTACAGATCCTATAGTCTTAGAATCATAAGGCACTGTATATTCAGGTACAAGAGTCCAAGGAATAAAATGAAGCTGCGCATCATAGTTCATATTCCTGGCATATAAGCATTGCCTATGATACCAAGTCTGCGCCCCATTACCCGTCGACTCACAAAAAATCTCCCCGGTGCTCGGAACTGTTTGAAATAGCGCCGCAGTCATTGGCTTAGGGTCTGGCCAAAAGGCAACCTCCGAACAATGAAGATCAGTAATCCAATCGCTCCGAGCCGCCTCAGGAGACCCAGCAGTATATATAGAGATCGTCGAATCCGTCTCAGGAAAAGACAACTCATTTCTTGTATTATAATGCAACTCCTGCTGTGGACCCTTCAGGTGCTTCAAGTAATACTTTACCCGCGCAAGCATCCTCTGCGTGGCTATAGTATTATGAGCGACAATACGAACATTCCTATTAGGAAGCGAAGTAGCCTTCACCGTGAAACGTCCAAGGATATATGCCGATACTCCCGGTTGCCTCGTCTTAGGCACCCACATACGAATAGGCCATCCTTTAAGACGTACCCACTGAAGTTTGCAGTCCAATGAGTATTGCCCAGGATTCAGACTAAAATCGACATTCTCAGCTTGCTTATTCGCAATCCGTAATATCGTCTCCATTAATGCACCTTCCGCTGTACCCATCCAAGGACTTTTGGGCAGGCCGCTCATAGTCAATAGGTTTGACATCTACGTTAATATGCGTCTCAAAGTTTTGTAAAAGAGTATGCATGAATTGCGCTGGAGACATATTAGAGTCTCCCGAATCTTTAACCTTATCTTGCCCCTTACCATTAGCCTTAAAAATTCGATCTGCTGCCTTCATCCGGGTCTCGATGTCTGAAGCCTTAAGTCCCTTCCTATAAACATCAAGGGCCTCCCCGACGAGCGACGATAGATCCTCATCTGCCTCATTAAGCAATCGAGCCTTTGCCGCCTTCACCCGATGCTTCTGCAGGCGCAGACCCACGGCCACTTCTGTAATTCCTAAAATCCCCGCAAGCTCCCGCCTTCCAAGTCCTTGCATATGTAGACGCAATGTCCGATACTCCTCCGGCGACAGAGCCAGTATCGGATTATCTGCAATCTCCTGCTGCGTATAACGAATCGACTTGGTATACCCACCATCGAACTGCCTCTTAGCTCCCCGCTTCACACCTGAAACCAGGGGAAGCATATCGAAAAAACTTCCTCCCGTAAGCATCATCATTGTATCAGGCAACAACATTGTTAGTCTAGCGACTAACAGCTCGCCCTCTTGAATTGGCGTAAAATCACTCATTTTGTCCAACCGACGGACATTCCGTCTTATTTCGCGAATCGTAGAAGACCAAGGTTGCCAGGACCTCGAGAGATATTGAAGTCACTCTTGTTGGAGAGGGAACAAGATAGTCTTTCGAAGCCCTGGCGAGACGTAGTTGTGAGACTCCCAAGCGAAGGCGGGGAGATGAGCCTTGGATTAGTAGGTCGTGGAAGTCTTGTGGAGTCATGGTTTTAGTTGTCTTATAGAGTGAATAAGCGATCTCAGGCGAAGACTGAGGTTGCCTTATTTTTGGTTTTTCTGCCCAGAGAGTAAAATTTTTCTGGGAGTGTAAAAGTGGTCCTAGATACTAAGCGATCGACCTGAAAAGGGGGGCCATCGATCGGCGAAAGATAGGAAAATTTGGATATGTTTGGCATAGGTTTTGGAATTGTAAGAAGCGTGCTAGGGTAGGTTGCGGGGGGATAGGGCGCAAGATATGTGCCATAAGTCGCAACATGCGAGAAAAAACACAACCTACATGCTTTGTTGCAAGATTCGTGCCAGCGCTTCGCAGAAGCGCAAAATGAATATCGAATTATTTGGGTGGAAATTCCAATTTATTTTCGACCGAATGTCGATTTTGGCACGGTTTTTACGACGTAGCTACAAGCCGTAGGCGCCGTGTACAAACAAATTTCACGGTATGTCGCTATTATGAAAACAAGTTTAAACAAATGAAAATATTCTGTAAGTGCTTGATATTATTGGTGACTTTCGCAGTCTTTGAGTCAAAAAATCAGCTAGTCTAGGGGGGTGGAACAAAAAATGTTTAAACTTGTTCGAAAAAAAAAAAATAAATATAAACAAATACCAACACATACCAACACACTATATGCACATAATAAGCCATAATAGGCCATTGGTGAACAAAAGAACACCTTTGCTAGACTAGCTGACTTTCAGCCATAAAGACTAGAAAAGTCACCAATAATATCAAAGACTTACACGAAAAGTGCAAATTTGCGGTTGACTCACGGGTCAAATAATGGCAAATTAAAGCACAGGGTAAAATCCATTCATAAACCCGTCAAAATAGCCCCACAACACCCAAACACCACAAACCTGATACCGCAATATTTATTTTCGGTTCGTTAATCCTTTGGCCCATTAAAAGCTATTTACAAAAACCTGTAAATTTGGCACGCCCGGTGCATTACACCGAACGAGCAAAAATTACCCAAACGACAAAAATTACCGTAAAAAAACCTGACACCCATGGAAAGAAACCTGACACCTCCCGGATCGGCCTGGGCAGCGCCATCACGGCATTTGTTATCAAAATCACAACAAAAACCTGTAAAGAAACCTGACACTTTTTGCCCGTCGCCTGGGCAGCGCCATCAAAAATCCCCTGTAAAATCAACCGTTTACCGTTTTTATGTCCCGTGGCACCCATTATGCAACATATATTCATATTCACGTGACATGCTTCGCAGCATGCGGAACACGTCCCGCGAATCTTTGCTCATTGAAAAATAAATCACACGGCCAAAATGGCCGTATCTTTGGGAGAAATTATCATGACAAAAGAAACCTACATCGACGATTCCACGCAAGATACAGAGACCACGCCTTACACTTTCCCTGCAACTTCTGCCGACGTCCCGAAAGATGCACGGACCGAATCGACATATATTGCCGTGAACGTGTGCAAATTGTTCGACTTTCAAATCAACATGCATGCCCAAAAGCACGACGTCTTTCAAAGCTGGACCAAAGGTTCCGATGCGCTTCGCACGCTGATCGAACATTCGATTCGAATCAAAGCTGCTGACGCACTTCGGTCGACAATCGCCGAAATATACGGCGAAAAAGTCGAAGACGTCCGTGGCGACTATACAGCATATGCGGCTCGCTTGTCGAAAGACTTGGCAAAACTCCAAGAACTAAAAACCCGCATGTTTTCTTGGTGTTGGGAAGGTAAGGTCTCCAAGCCAAAAAGCTTGGAAAGCCAACTTGCCGAAACCATCAAATCTATCGGATCTTTGATCGAAAAGGTCAAGTCCGGCAAGATCGTTCGTGGCTCACAAGAAGCAAAAGCAGCCAAAGCAATCCTGTTAGATCTGCAAGCCAAGCGTGAAAGCTTGGAAAAACAGCTTGCCGATACTTCCGACAACCTGGACGATTTATTTGATTAAAAAACCAAAGGTTTTTTCCCGCAACCTTCGAAGCCCCTGCAAGCCTAGCTTGTGGGGCTTTTTGCGTTTATAGACCATAATAAATCGCACGCTTCCGCTCGTCTCAATCGTGCGATTTGTTTCAGTCTATAATGAGACGATTTAAATTCTTTGGGAGATTAGCATGCATCAAAAATCACCGCGCGCGGTTTTACGCAAAGTTTTGCCCCTCGCAGAACTTTTACGCCACGATTCACATTTCAAGGACACTTGTGAAAAACTAAACATCAAACCCACGACCACGGCAACTGTCAAAATGGCGCCGTGGTAAGGGCTACGCTTATAAAAAGCTGATCCTGCACAACATCGATGTGCATCTTCCGCAACATGCAAAGATTGATCCAACCAAGTAGGAGATTTATGAAATTACTTGCCCAAGTTCTCAAACACGCAGCGGCAATCCGCGAATATTCTTTCAATGAGTACACAGGAATGTATAAAAAGCCTGACTCCGAAGCTGTGGTCCAAGCTATAAAGGAGCTCGGCTGCGACACACGCTATCAGTTTCCTGCCGAAGCCATGCTCCATGATTGGAACTCGTGCATGGACTGGATCGATTCCATTCTCGGCACAAAAGGAGGAGCCTAGCCATGACTGAACTCGAAGCAGTAGAAAAATCCATAATCTTATGGGAATCCCTAGTAACCAAGATCTCCCAGCTTTCAGAAACGGACACTGTCGACTTGTGTGAATATGAACTACGAATTATGAAGGCTGAAATAGATCCCAATGTAGCCAATTGTACTTGGCACTGCTATCTATGCGAATTCTTCTATGATCCATGCATGCACAAAGTTGATTGCTCCGAATGTTGCATCTCTCGAGACTGTGGCACATGCAATATAGACGACAACAATCAATATCAGATCCTAATATCTTCAGAAGTCCCTCGAATTTTCAAACTCCGCGCAGCAAATCGAATGCTCCGCGTCATGAAAACTCGAAGAAGAGAACTCTTATCCCAAGGACAAAAATGACTAAACACAAAATTCAAGAAATCCACGCCTTACGTCGAGCGGGCTTTACAGTAACAGCAATTTGCATGCACCTTTTTCCTTCTCGTTATCTCATGCACCAAAAACAAACTCGTAATATCGTCACGCGCCACTGCAAAGGAATCCCAACTCCTCAAAGTTGGTAAAACTCGCGTCGCAGGCTTAACGGCCTGCTTCTACCCATCAATCTTGGTTGGTAGAGTCTAGCCGTTAATCTTTCTTTGGGAGAAACACGGGAGAAACCATAATCTAAACCTCTCACTTTGTCCATCCATTGGACAATATAAGGAGCTCGAAAATGAAAACTATACCATTATTTAAAATAGATGATCTCGTTATGCTTTATAACGAGATGTCAGCAAATCCCTCATATCGTGAGATATTCGTCGGGAAGATAAAGGCGATTCGTTCCCGTACAGGAAGAGAACTATTTTTTACTCCTAGCGAAGGCGAGACTCAGCCTGCTAGGATAAAATCGAGATTTACCTATAGCATTCATGGTTATTCACTAGCTAACGTTCCGGAAAATGAACTTCTTCCCTATAAGCCAGGAGATCCTGTCCTGCCATTAGGAGATTTTAAACGTGAGCTAAAAAGATGGCACGCTACACATGCGAGCTCGAAATGAAAAAACTCACGTTTACAAAAAATGAAGCCGTTCGATTGCATAGAAAGATGTGGCGAGAATTGGCGGAGACTGGAGTTAGTATAAAACCTAAGCTCTCAGGAGTACTAAGTGATTGTTTTGCCTGTCATTATGATTATGAGAAAGGGAAAATTGAATTCACTTCAGACTGTGCATTCTGTCCATTTATATGGCCTGAAGAAGCTGCTGGTCTGGATAGGAAGGAATGTCAGTATATGTGTAATGAATCGGATGGGCTATATTATAAGTGGCGAAATACAGAATCACCAGAAGAGCGTAAAGCTCTAGCCCTGCAAATTGCAAATCTTCCTATACATAAAGGATAACTATGAATATTTTCGTCTTCGATGCAGACCTGAAGAAGTCTGCTCAATACTTCTTCTCCTGCGACCAGCAACGAGCAAGGAAGCAAATTGTCGAGTCTACTCAGATGATCGCAATTGCCGCAGATTTCTTTGGCCTGCCGCAGCTTTATAAATTCACCGGTGCGCCTTATAAAGTGACGGCTCATAGGCTGCATCCATGCGCAAAGTGGGTTCGGGAGTCACTAGCGAACCTTCTATGGACTGTGGATTATACCCTAGAACTCTGCACCGAATATGCAAAGATCTCCGACAAGCCTCAGGCTTGTCACGTTACATTGCTGAACTGGCTTAAACTTGCTGCAGGTTGGCTTTCTAAAAATGTAGAGGACCTTACAAAAGTCGAGCCTCAATTCTTTGGAGCTTCGGCTTATATGTATAATGTTTCTAGTTCTAAAGATGTTTATGAGAAATATCGAACTTATCTAAGTAATAAACTTTTAGGAGATTAATCGTGCATCAAGTGTTAGTATTCTAAGTAACCAGCACTTAAGACATTCTTCGGAGTGTCTTTTCTGGTGGTTATTTTCCAACCGCCATTTTCTAAAACTCTAATTGGGAGACAAAAAATGTCTATCGTAATTCAACACAAAGAATCTGGCCGTCGTGCATTGATCACCACGGTGTTTATTTCCACACGCCATTTACATGGCCAATCTTACACCGGAACCAATTTTGCCTATTGTCGAAATTTCGGCCAGGCACTAAAATCCGTCGCTGCCGGGAGACTGGAGATTGTAAAAGAATGCAAATCCCTTCCTACTGCCATGTTTGGTAATCGCAAGGGCCCTTTTTTAAAACTGGCTCCTGTCGAAGGGTGGGAGATTGTGGATTATTTCGAGGAGACATAGCTATGTCAAAACAGACAGTTACAATATACATCGATCTAGCCGACTTGGATCAGGATAAGTTACAAGAGTACGTGTATGACAATTTTAGTGTAGGCGACGTATTCTCAGACAAAGCGATTTCCAATTATGCTAAAGATAATCTTGGCGTTTTTGATGTGTATGACGAAGACGACATTCGAAAAGGGATAAGCGACGGACGGCCAGAGGACTATTTTCCCGAAGCTTCTCTCACCGATTGGGCTAATCGCAACGGCTGGAAAGGGCCAAATTAAGGAGGTAACTATGCATGTCTTATTTACTACAATAGCCATGATATCTAAAGGGCTACCGGCAAGAGATTGGGATTGGCCAATCTTAAAAGCCAGAGAGTGGGAGATTTTGCCTGCTGATAGAATAGGCCACCCTGATAATCCCTGTAGGGTAGGGCGTCCTAATGTATTCGGGACTGACGAGGCAAACAATGGATTTATCATCCGTGCCGAATCGCCAAAGGCAGCTAATTTTCCTGATTGTGCTATCGGCGCTTTCGGCCTTCGTTGGTATAAGGGCAACAAAGTGCCCTTGAAATCTCAGGTCTTCCGCATTCTAAAAAACTGGTCCGTCCAACGAGCGCCAGGCTTTCCAAAAGACTCGCCTGCTCCTTCAATGCTATGCGGCATCGATGCAGCGACAGGGGATTTTCTTGCTTTTGACTCTCAGTATTTCATAGAAGTACAAGGCAGAAACATTACCTATTCTGGCCCTACTATGCCTAGCGAGAAGCACCCAAATATCCAGGAAACTGTACATATTGAACTTTCCGAAATCGATCCTCGGTATGAAAAGCACATTCGTCGTTGGTGCATAGAAACCTGGGACCCAAACAACCCTATTCGCTTGGAGAAAAAATGATGGAAGATAACAAAATTGCGAGTAAATCAGGAGATTTAATCAATCTCGCTGAGTACCAAATCCTCGAAGGCTTACCGAAGGATATTCAGATGAAACTCAATCAATTGAGGCATCAATATGCAATTCATATCCTCACGAATTCGGCCTTCTTATCGTACGACAATGAAACTTGGTGCGTTATGGTAGTCGCACTTCAAAAATTGGAGCCTGAAAAATGAAGAAATCTCTAATGCATCCACGATCTTTACTAGCCAATAAACGTAACATGGCTAAAGGCACCGTCGGTTTCATACTTGGCAACATCCGTGAAATGGATATGGAGGCATTATATCCCAAGGAAGTTTTGGCTTTTCAAACTATCCAAAAAATAGCCAAGAAACTCCAGGCTGATTGGAAAAAAGAAATTCCTATATAGGAGAAACGAATGAGCAAACCGATCTATTGGTCTTGCGCTGATTGCATTAAGAATTGTACATTGTTAACCTTGAATGATGGCGATACTCCAGAGCAATGCGTCTTAGATAACGCCTATGCTCCCTGGACCGAAATCTCCCGGGACGAATTCCGTCGTCGAGATGCCCTGCTTAACGATCCCACTTATATTGTCCCGAAATTGGACAAAACTCCTGGGTTATGGAAGCGGGAAGATGATTTAGATGGGAAATCCGGATACGTAATAGGTGTCGATCCTGCCACTCATTATCCAATAGAGTGGGATATACCTTTATCACCTGTCGAGGAGACAATAACCGGTCTAAACGAATTTGTACGTGAGCAAAGGCAGGAATCCAAATTCAAACCTGGAGATACCGCCCGAGTAACTGAAAGAATAAGATATTGGACTGAGAAATTATCTTGGGATAGAAGTATGCACCGCTATATCGATACGACGATTACTATCGAGTGGCCCACAAAGCGGAATGACTATGTCGAAGCCACTAATCAACCGGTATGGGTATGTAAGGAAAATCATTATTCCTGGCCTGAAAATTGTTTGGAACTTGTGAAAAAATCGTAATTTCTGGTAAAAAATGTTGCCCAAGCAACTTGACAAAACCGTCCATTGTATGTACATTTATGGTATGTAATGGACAATAAAACCTCAAAATACGGGGGAGAAAAAATGATTAAGATTGTAAATTTAGGTCTCCCTTCTTTTGGTATTCATTAGAATATTGGAGAGTTGGCAGAGTGGTTGGGGGATTTGAAATCCCCTGACCTTTGGGTCTATAGGTTCGAATCCTATACTCTCCTCCAAATTAACATCTTAAAAATGGGAGACCTAATGACTAAAATAGTCCAGTGCGTCTATTCGCCTTTTCAGGCGAAGCCTTATACATTCATGACGGATCTCGATCTGCAACCACGAGATCTTGTAATCGCTGAGTCTGGGGGAAATAATAATCCCTTCGGCTTTGCTATCGTCCAGGTTTGGAGGACTGAGAATATTCCTCCTACCGACGTGGCAAAAGCTACTAAGTGGATCATTCAAAAAATAACCCCGAGGCAATAATTCCTCTCTCCCAAAGAGGGCCGGTAGGGAGGGCTAGAATTTACCCAGGCATCTAGTAGATTCAAAACCCTCCCAACTGGTTTTTATATAAGGAAAAAATGCTCGACCAACAGAAAAATGATCTCGCATACAAAGGCGAGAAAGCTTCCAGTGGGGAGCTAGTAGTATCACAAGAACAACGAGCCGTTGCGCGTAGCACTCGGACAACTGTCCGGGTTCAACCGACGCGAGCCCAGGTATGGCAGGCGATTCAACTTGTAAGATTCCTCGGCGGTAAGCCGGAGGGTCGAACTGTCCAATGGGCCTTCCAAGTTCTTTTTGATTCCTTGATCGCCCAGCATATAAAGAATGGTGATATTAAGCCAATATCAAACGAAGAAGCCGATTTAGCTCTTCGAGAATTCAAGGCAGAAAACTTACCTAAAGGTACGGCAATTGAAACCCTTGAGCAGATCAGAGAGATTGAGGAACAAACATCCACTGCTGGAAGGGCGCATCAAGAATTTGGCGAAGATCTCGAAAAGGCTGCGCAGGAACAGGATCTTGAAGGTATTGGGGATCTTTTTGATTTCTCAGAATTTTCAGAATAGGAGAATATCATGAGTGTAGAAAAACAAATAACCCTAGCATTCCTTTCTGGAATAACCTGGGGAATATTGCTAAGCGCTGTAATAGCGTACATTGTTACTTAGCTATAATAACGTGGGAGCGGTGGCGGAAAGCAGACGCCGAGTACGTACCCAATCGTTACAGTGTCACAAATCAGCGTATAGCTGTTGCAGGTTCGAATCCTGCCCGCTCCCGGCAGACAAAAGGAAAACAATGAAAATAATTAAGCAACTTAGACTATTAGTGGCTGAATTTCTTTTAGGCCTAGCTCTTGACATCGCGCCAGAATCAAAAGAGAAAAAGCTGTTAGCAAATTTCATGATAGTTTATATAAATGTTGTATTAACAAAAAGGTAGGAGGATTTATGGAAACAAAAGAACCGGGAACCTATGAGGTAGTGTTAAATTTTTCCCTAGGGGGAAAAATTAGCATAAAACAAATACCGAAGGGAAGTATAGTCGTAGTAACTCAAGTTGATGAGTTAAGGCATAAGATAATTGGTCCGGAATTTCCGGATTGGTGTTTTTGGGAATTGCCTGTAAAAAAATTATGAGAAAAGAATTATCAATATGCTTGGCTTTGTTACTGCCTGGCTAATTTGGAAAAGGAGAAAAAATTGGATAAAAAACTAATGTTCCTTACGATTTACTTGCTAATCCTCCACGCAGTTACCTGGGCATTATTGTTCCAGGACCAGATGTGGAAAATAAAGCAAGATTTATCGCAGCAGATAACTTGTGAATTAAATCCTGACAGCTGCGAAAAATCAGAAGACTAGATCTTTTAGCAGGGCGATTAATGTGAATCATCAGATAGGTGGGAGATGTCACGTAAGTTGATTCGGGCTATACTGACTAAACCGAATAGCTAAGCGATATGACCTTGAGATTAGTAGTCAATAGTGTCAGGGAAAAACTACATGATTACTTAATCGCCCTTCTAAGGGATTTTTTCCCTTATCATCCCAGGACCAGGTAGGCTATGAACCTGACAGACCAACAATTTGTACGGCGAAGCAGCGTGAATTGTGCCTGACCAATAATTCATAGCCTACTCAAAGTCCCCTCGTCTTGGGATACTCTTATGGAGAGGGGCATTTTAACAATCTATGGAGCAATCAATGCAAGTTGAAAAAGTTATTATGACGGCGAATGCCGGGAAAGAAAAAGAGCGAAGTCTCACAATCGGCCTGCCGGTTCCAGATGATCTAGACGAAGCAAAGTCGATGTTCTCCGAAAAAGTAGTCTTCGACGTCTTCAAAGCTCAGTATATCATCAAAGCTCAAGCAGCCGGTCGTGGGCAGCTCGCTCTGGAAGTCAAGGAAACCGGACTCCCTATCAAGACTGACGAGGAAGTGCTCGAATATATGAAGAACTGGAAACTTACAGGGGGAAACCGTTCCAAATTGTCTCCGCAAGAGCGTTTGAAACGTGCTGGTAAAGGTCTATCTAAAGAGGAATTGCTGGCCCTTATCGCCAATATGGATGAGGAAGAATTCCTGGAAGACGAAGATTCTGAGGACGCAGGCGCTGAGGAATAACCCATCAAGTAATTTCAGAAACAAACTTTATAGGAACTACATCTCCTACCATATCCTAGTAGGGGGTGTAGTTCTTTTTAACTTCTTTTGGAGAGGAAAAGAAAATGAAAAAAATCACTGAAATGACTCATGATGAGATCATCGCGTTAAACGACTCGGATCTTACACGGCTAGTTGACATCGCTTGCGCCGAAGCGGGAGTTCCCTTACAGGATCAAGCTCCTGAGGCTCCCGTGAAGCCAGAGTATACCGAGGCATTTAACTCGTACAAAATTGTCGATATAGTCTTTAAAACTAGGGAATCTGCAGAGGCACTACAAGATTGTTTGCGCAAAAATCTGCGTAACATTTGGCATTTGCACTACTTTGATCCTTTAGAAAGGCACCTGGCAATCGAAGACTGCATCTTTGTTACCGATGACGAGCAAAGAAATCGAGATGAAGAAAGTAAAATTTATTCGACCGAGCTTGCCTATTATCAGGCTCTGAAGGAGAAATACGATGCGCATACGGCCGCTCGTGAGACACTGGCAAAGCCTATATTGGCTATCTATCACGACGATAGGGCCAAAGAAGCTGTTCGACAAATGCTCCAACGAGAATCAAAACGGTACTTATCCCTTGCGGACCAGAATATTGACATTGCAATAAACTTTCTCTGCTTAGCATTCGCTGATGCTTTATTAAAGGTTGCTGGTATCTTCGATCCAGAAGCATATATGCGATCGCTGAATGACGAATTGGAATCATTACATTCTGATTGTATTAAGGAGGACGAATGCCCACCCAGCAAATCCTAACCTATGACAACAGCCGGATCAAGTCCTATAAGCATTGCAAGCGAGAATATCAACTCTCTCACATGCTCTACTGGACCCCGCTCAATACTTCCTCAGCATTAGTCTTTGGAGGAGCGTATCACGAAGCGAAGGCTGTGATCTTTAGGCACAAAGACGAGCTTGAAAAATGCAACCTTCTCGAAGTTGCTATGATCGCTTTCAATAAAGAATGGGAAAAGCGAGGAGGTCCATCGAGTGTAGAGGATCTTTCTATCTGGTTTCCGAGAGTTCCCTCAGTCGCCGAAGAATCTCTCAATCATTGGCTTGATAAGTACTATCATTGGCTAATGCAGATTGAGATTCTTGAAATCGAAGAGCCTTTTGCTGTGCCTCTATTCATTAAGCATACTTGTCCCTATTGTATGAATAAGCTCTCTCCGACATATTGGGAGGACAATAAATACTGCTTGTACTGTCACCAACCGCTAACCGAGGTCTTGTTAATCGGAAGACGTGACTTAGTCTATCGGCTGGACAAGAAGATCCATATCCTTGATACAAAAACCTCCACTCTATATGCCACGAATGGAGGATTCCAGCAACAATTTGTAGCCCAATTCCATATAGATTCTCAGGTCGATGGGTATTACTACACTACCATAATGACGCATGGCTCCTGTGAATCTATGGTAATCGATGCAGCGCAGATTAAGAAAGACCACTACGATATTCTGGAGATGTACGAATATCATCGTGATCTGAGTAGCCTATATACCTGGTTCGATGAAACTGCCCAGTATGTAAACAACATTCTTCGCGACGTCCAACAAGGACCTCATCGATTCGTACGTAATCCTGAGGCTTGTGGAACAAAGTATGGCTTTTGTAAGTTCTATAATGTCTGCCGGGTAATCTGTGAGCCTTGGAATGAAATTGCTCAACCAATCGGTTTCAAGATAGAAAAATGGGAGCCTTTTGATGAAGAAGAATTAAAGGCGTTGATTATGAAGACACGAGGAGAATAAAATGGTAAGAAAATTTCGGCGTTGGTTAGCTGCAAAATTAGCTCCTGGTATAATGGATGGATCATCATATAACAGCGTAGCAAGAACTTTTGTAAAAACCAAAGTAGGCGAAACTTGGTGTTATAGGACTATGACTGGAAGAGTAGTATTTAAATGCGTTGATAATACCTTTTTACCTGAACGGCCTGGATCTAAAGGACTATAACTATGCGCTGCGCAATCTGTAGCAGCTTGCAAATAGCAGGCTCTTCCTATTGCCCTCATTGTAAAGTTATGAGCGATCGAATTGATTATCTTCTCGAACATTGTCCCGATCGCTTATTCCCATACATTGAGGCAATCTATCTCATAACCAAAGCAAAATTGGAGATAAATGACGAACGAGTTAAAAATCGTGAGGGCTGTAGATCTTCCGAAGTTTCTAAATGACAACTTCATTCTGGTCGGTCCGGCCGGAGGGGGTAAATCAACTCTTGTAGGTACTATGCCAGGCAAGACTCTTGTCCTTGCCTTTGATGTATCTGCCCGGGGAGCTTATCAAAAGTTTTCCTCCGGCGAAATCGACCTGATTGAAATACTTCCTGAGCAACAAGATCTTACTCCTTACACAACGAAGGACATGAAGAACGTTGCCGACGGAAAAATGGTGATTCCAAATCCTGGGCAAAAGAGAGAAACTGGTCGAGTATTCCTTGACATAGGAGCTTTCTTAAACAAACTCGTAGCCGATGGGATCATACCTGGTGTCTATCAAAATATAGTAACTGACACCATAACATCCCTCCAGGGCCACGCAATTGACGCGGTAATGGCAAAAGATGGCCGCGCAGCACATAATCCTAACATGAACGATTATACTGCCGCTGGTCGGCTCATTGAGAGTTGGTTTGATCAAATAACCCGCCTTCCAATGAACTGTTTCTTTCTCGTCCATGATGAGCCAGACAAGGACGAGATCACAAAGAGAATTATGTTCCGTCCACTCCTAACTGGAAAAGCTGGTCAACGTTGTATCACGAAGGTAAACCATCTAATGCGTTGTACTGCCTTATCAAACAAAGATGGTGTCGCCTATACTTTACAAACAGCGCCAGATATCTATTCTGAAGCAATCAGAACTTCTTTCGCCGGGCTTCCGCCGAAAGTGGATGTGACGATAAAAGACTTTTCGCATCCTCAGAACTATGGTCTTGGAGCCATCATCAAAAATCAACCGAAGAACGCAATGCCCTAAAGTCCTCAGGGCAGCTATATAAAGAGGACGTTTTATTACCTTCTCAAATTGTCCAATATTTGGACAATATCTCTCATAATTATTTACGGAGTATCAAATGAGTGACGAAGTATTAGGAAGTACAGTTTTTGCTTTGCCAGAAAATTGGGACGATGTTAAGGAAGATGTTCCAGTGGAGCCTAACTGGTACACTGTGGTCATTACCGATGCGGAAATGAAACTCTCGAAAGAGAAAAGAAATCCTATGATTTCTGGAAAGCTTGATATCCAAGGCGCTCCGGAAGGAACTTCTCCGGTATTCTTCAATATCATGCTTCCATATCAAGGCTGCCATAAGTTCATTCTGCAAAATCTTAAACGATTCTTGCAGGCTTTTGAAGTCACTGCATCTCCTGGTCAGCAGTTTGATGTTAACAGCCTGAACGGTGAACACGCTACATTGTTCTTGGACAAAGTGAAGAACACCAATGGTCGGTGGGTGAACGAACCGAAATGGCCTGAAATCGCTGCTTAGCAAAAACTTCTGGGCGGGGAGGTGTCTCCCTGCTCGGACCTTTATAGGCATAAAATATGGGTAAGTACAAAAGTACGCACGTTAGTCTTGATTCGGAAACTGAAGCTATTCTGGACAGTATTCCCGAACGTTTCAAGTCTGCGGTAGTTCGATCGCTGCTTATAGCATATCGTGAATTCAAGCCTAAATCAGACAGCTTGGATAAACACTATATAGCTATGAGTAAAAATATTCGTTTGCAAGAAAAAGTTCTTGGAGGATAAAATGCAGCTGGATGATATTCAAAAGAGAGCGGTGCAGATGTCGCCCCAAGAACTTCGTGAGAAGATTGAGGGGATTCGTCGGGGTAGGGTGCAGACAGTAAAGCAGGTTGAAAAGGTCCATCGAACAACTACAAAAACTCAAAAGAAAGGTATCTTAGCCCTGGCTAAGAAGATGGGGCTGACTAAGGAACAACTTATAATGGAGCTTGGGCTAGATGATACAAAAGGTAAAGATTGATGACATCATCATCGAAGAGCGGATGAGGAAGGAGTATCAGAACATAGAGAGCCTTGGGGAAAGTCTGAAGACTAAGGGGCAAATCACTCCAATTATTCTGAATAAGAATATGAAGCTGGTCGCTGGAGGTAGGCGGATCACTGCGGCTAAGTTGATTAAGTGGATCGAATTGGATGCCAGAATTCTTCCTACCGCCGATACTCTCGACGATCTTGATATTGAGTTTATCGAAAATTTTCAACGCGAGGATTTTAGCTGGGCCGAGCGAGCGTTTGGGATTGCTAAGCTACATGAAGCACATAAGTCGAAAGACTATAAATGGTCTCAGCGAGATACCGCGGCTCTGTTGGGGATTGGAAAATCCACGGTCAATAATCAATTACAACTCGTTGCTTGGTTAAAGGAGCTGCCGGAGCTTATAAACTCTGAGTCGGAAAAGGCAGCTCTGCAAAAGATCAGTGCGCTTGAAGAAGCTATATATACTAAGGAACTTGCGGACAGACCCGAGGAAGTAAAAGAAGTAATACCTACGCAACAAGAAACCCAGCCGGAAATCCCTCCTGATGTTAAGGAGAAGGCCAAGGCAGAAATGCAAGATATTCTTAGCCGCATCGACCAGTTAAAGCGGGAAGGAATTACGGACGAACTAGGAAACAAAATCTTACCTTCCGTACCCGAATACATAGTCGGAGATTTTTTCCTTGCTGCTAAAGATATGAAAGATGGTAGCTATGGAGACTATGCGTTGATTGAGTGTGATCCACCCTATGCAATAGACCTACAAGAAACCAAGGAATCTAAGCCATCTATGCTTGATTCGTATAATGAGATTTCTAAAGAAGCATATCCTGACTGGACCCGACAATTAATGTCTGAATTTTATCGCCTATTAGGGATAAATTCTCGTGTGATCTATTGGTTCGGTATTGAGTGGTATGATATGGTTTATAAGACCGCTAGTTCGGCGGGCTTTTCTGTCAGTCCAATTCCTGGAATATGGTATAAGACCAACTCGTCCGGGCAAAACAAACAGCCAAGAGTAAACCTATCTAACGTGTATGAGCCTTTCTTTATACTTCGAAAAGGTATGCCAATCTTAGGTAGGTTCGGGGCAAAGAATGTTTTCGCTTACGACATGGTTCCGGATAAGGAAAAAATCCATCCAACTGAGCGACCATTGGATTTACTTCTTGATATAATTCCGACTGTAGCGAACAAGACCGCAGTGTCTCAATGTGTAGTACCTTTTCTTGGGAGCGGTAAGACGCTTAAAGCCTGTAAGCAATTGGGAATTAAAGCCTGGGGATATGACAAAAGCCAGGAATTTCGAGACAGATATGTGATTAATAGATAGGAGATACTATGAGCAATTTTAGCGCAGACCCAGAAAAGTGCAGGGTAGATTTTTTCGAGTCGACGGGTAAATGGTACGCTACTGAGGCAATAATTTTTAGTCATTATAATACGCAACCTATTTATGCGGCTTTTAGATTAGCACTCGAAGAGCATTTAAAAGGTACTCGATTTAATGGCATGACTGCCATCTGTTTAGATCCCCATCATGAGAATTCTCATCCTATACAAATGGTGGTAGGCGAAGGTGTTAAGTCTCCGGAAGTCCTAAACAAATGCGTTACCTGCGGAAAAGATTTTATAGTTAATAGAACTACGAATTTAAAAGGACTTATGCGAGAATTCGTATTTCATAACAAAGATGTAACAGATGAAGATAACAAAAATCTATGTCAAATGTGCAAAGAGGCTTTGATAGTACGGATCATGAGTAAATATCGAAAGGAGCCTAAATGCTAGATATCTTTGGACTACCAACATCAAGTCAGCAAAAGCGTATAGTTCCCCCAAGAGGAGATCCTAATGCTCCTATAGTTCTAGTAGGCGAGGCGCCGGGTGAACAAGAGGAACGATTCCTAAGACCCTTCGTAGGCCGCTCTGGAACATTGCTCAAGGATTGCGCGCTAAAAGCGGGTATTCCTGAGTACAAATTGTATATGACAAACGTCATTAAAGAGCGGCCAAAGAATAATAATATCACGCCATTCTTTTCTCAAGGTAAATTTACTGACCTAGCCTTGCCTTATCTACAGGAATTGAAAGCTGAACTTGAAAAGACTTCGGCGAGTGTTATAGTTCCAGTAGGTAACGTTGCGGCTGCGGCTATTTGTGGTCTTTCGTCTATCACAAAACATCGAGGATCTATTCTTGAATCTACAATGCTTCCTGGACGAAAAACTATACCTACCATTCATCCAGCAGCAGCGCTACGAATGTATATACAAAGGTATTTTATTATTCACGATCTTCGAAAAGCCTTGGTACAAAGTGAGTTCCCCGACATTCGATTGCCACGGCGTAATCTTATCATAACCCCGACGATAACTGATTTTCGTATGTGGCTAATAGAGTTTTATGATAAGGTCAAGCGCGGGGATTGCCAAAGACGTATTGCCTTTGACATTGAGATTACCGGAGCGCTAGAGTTGTCTTGCTTTTCGCTATCATATAATCCTAATGAGGCAATCTGCATCCCTGTAGATCGTTACTCTACGCAAGATGAAATCGAAGCTATGCTCCTAGTAGCTGCAATAATCGAAGACCTGGAGATGGAAGTAATAGGGCAAAATATAAACTTTGACCTTTACTTCTGTATTAAGAAATATCATATCCATCCGAAGTGTCGCATTCAAGATACCATGATCGGCCACAACGTTATATATCCAGACTTCCCAAAGGGCTTGGATTTTCTATGCTCCATTTATACCGATGAACCTTATTATAAGGATGAAGGAAAGGAATGGCGAAGTATAAAAGACTGGCCGAAGTTTTGGCGATACAGTTGTAAAGATTCGGCGACCACATTGGAGATCTGGAATAACGCTATTGAGCCCCAACTACATTCGCAGGGATTTTGGCATACCTATCTATTAGATGTAGAGAAGCATTATCCTATGTTCTTCCCTATGCTCAGAGGGATAAATGCTGATCCTCCAGCTATTAAAAGGGTGAAGGCAGATCTAGAGAAAACTATCTTCCGCTTGCAAGAAGATCTAGATTCAGAGGTTGAAGGCACTATTGTTGACCGGGAGTTAAAGCAAGTAGATAAAGAAACAGGCCAGTTTGGGTATCTAAATGAGGCATCACCTAAGCAGGTGATGAAGTATTTCTATATGGATCTAGGTATTACTCCATATATGAGTGATGGAAAACCTACATGTGATGACAAAGCCCTTCAGCGATTAGCAAAAGGTACGGCAACAAGGAAACCCATAAGGGCCGCTTCATTAATTCAAGAACTTCGAAAACATCGAAAGTTCCGAAATACCTACTTGAATATGACCTTCGATGAGGATAGTCGTTTTCGATGCACCTATAATCCTCGCGGTACGATATTTGGAAGACTCTCATCATCTCAAACTATCTTTCACACAGGAATGAATCAGCAAAATCTTCCTGCGGAGTTTAAACATTTTCTACTAGCCGACCCTGGTTATATATACGTCGAGCTTGACGGTGTTCAGGCTGAGTGGGTAGCCACAGCTTACATTGCCAATGAAGCGAAGATGATGGCAGTAGTAGAATCTGGAAAAGATCCACACGCAGCAACTGCCGAGATGCTCACCGGACTGCCAATTCCATTTGTGAAGTTTGAGGATGAACACATTGGACATACATCTGATCCAGATTTGATCGAGAAGATTCGTCTAGACTTATGTGAGAAAAGCCCTAAGTATAAGGAGCAACTAACAAAAGTGACGTTTCTTCCTCGCGTATTCTCGTTTCGGCAATGCGCAAAGAAGGCAAATCACGGGTTTAATTACGGTTTGGGGCCAGGCAAATTCGCGCTTATGAACGAGGTGCCAGATAATGAGGCACGAACATTACATAAATACTATCATCTAGCCTATCCAGGATTAACAAACTGGTATCAGCGGACAGAGTACGAACTTAAGAGAAATCGCACCTTGGTAAATCCTTTCGGCCGTAAGATACGTCTGATGGAACGCTACGGACCAGATCTTTTTAACCAAGCTTACGCCTTCCGACCGCAGTCAACAGTGGCTGATCAAGTGAGAAATGCTATCGACATTACATATCGAAAGGACATTGGTGGGGACCAGATAGTACATCCCTCAGAATTACTAACGCAGACTCACGACTCAGTAGGCTATCAATATCCTATATCCCAAGGAGCTGAGGCATTTGCAAGGTTTGTCTCTTTAGTAAAGGAAGCTCTGGAACTACCAATTACCTATGAAGGTCGAACCTTCCGTATTCTTGCTGAGGCGAAATTTGGCTTTAATCTTGGAGCTTATGATAAGGCAAAGAATGTCAACCCTCAAGGCATGCGAAAGTTAGACATATCATCAATCGATTCAATTATTAAAGATACCAAAAAACTTCTGGGGGGCGATGATAATAGTTAAAAAGGAAGATACTCATACAAATTGTCAGTATAAGAGAAAATCCGTGTATGCAAAGGACTCAATAAGGATTCCGCATATTATAAGGTGTTCTATACAGGCTTATTATTTAATAGATAATATCCCCATGTGTAAGACTCATGCTGGAAACTACCTATTAAATAAATACTTACCAACTAAAGATCAAGAAGGGGTATTTGTAGATGAAGTCACGAATATGCAAGGACTGGATTCGCACGTATCTTAATTATACTAAAGACAATGAATACCCAAGAGCTTATCATCTATGGAACGCTATCTGTTGTATTTCCGGGGCAATGCAGCGACGAGTCTATATGCCTTGGGAAGCAGAGGAGCCTATATTCCCAAACCTATACGTGGTCCTGGTAGGCCACTCAGGTCTTGGGAAAGGTCGTTCTATGAAGCCTGCGATTAGTATTTTCAAGGCCGTAGGACTTCCGGTAGCTCCGGCATCTATTACGATTGAGCAGCTTCTCGTATTCATGGGTCGTAGTATTGGCGATTACATCGACAAGGTAACAAAGCAACCGGTATCGCATACATCAATACAGATATTCTCTGAGGAACTTAGTGTTTTACTAGGGCAAAAGAATATCAAGAAGCTCTCGATATTAACAGATCTTTTTGATGCCGCCCCGTTATGGGAGAATGCAACTAAGACTTGTGGAGAAGACAGTCTTCCAAATGTGTGCATGAACCTACTAGGTGCCTCAGCGCCTGATTGGTTTCCTTCGATGCTACCACAAGAAGCTCTTGGCGGTGGGTTCACGAGTAGGGTTATCTTTGTCGTGGAGCGAGCAAAGTTTCAAATAATGTCTCGCCCATCAAATAATGAGCGCTCAACACAGATACGGGAAAGTTTAATCCAAGACATCAGGCAAATTGCAGCAGTCAGCTTTAACGGCCCACTAGAATTTAGTCCTGGCGGCTGGAAAGCTTGGGATAAGTATTATATAGAACAAGAAACAAACATTCGCCGAGATATCTGGCCAGTAAAAGATCCGATTTTCCGGGGCTACTGTCTTCGGCGCGCGTTGCATATTAGAAAACTCTCAATGGTATTTGCTGTATCTCGTGGGGATTTTGATTGGCAAATCGAACCCCGGGATCTACAAAACGCTATCGGAGTTCTTCGAAATGCAGAGAAGAAAATGCCCCGCCTATTTCATGGTGTGGGTATTAATGTCTATGCCCATGTAACGAACTCTATACGTGAGTATCTCCACATGCGGGGTACGGTTACAAGGGCCGAGATACTCAATAACTTTGCATCAGAACTTGATGCGGAATCGTTACACATTGTAGAACGTACTTTACAGGATCGCGGAATTATCAAGATACTTAACGATAATGGGACAATTAAGTATGTTCTTGTGGAGAAAGAAGAGGAGGATTAAAAATGTTCGGAATAATAACCAGAATAGCTAATTTATTCCATGAGCCAGAAATAGATATAGCTATAAACTCTATCTGGACAACTCGTGGAGATCAAGATAATCCATGGCATGTTGGGTCAGTGATGGTAGTTGTAACAGAAGTTAAAAACGGTTATGTTCGTTATAGTTATTATGATAAAATCAATCTCGAAGTGTTCGATGATAGTTCTATCCCAATAGAAATATTTATTCGGGTGTTTCATAACACTGGACTATTTATATCTTAAGAGGATTAACATGGCAGATATAACTATAGGATTCTTAGTAGGCTTATTGGTTTTAACAACAGTCGATATTTTTATTATCTGGCTACTTTCAAAGAAGTATATTCTCAAACGAAAGGAGAAATCATGTCAAAAACACTAAATCAAATCGCCGAAGAAGTTCACACAAATGCAGTTGCTAAAGGTTTCTATCGCCCAGGTGAGACAGAAGATGAATTCATCGAGCGGGCATGTAACAATTTACATGATGAGGTATCTGAGCTCCACGAGGCTTGGCGTAATAATCGACTGCATGAGCTTTGCGACAAGGCCCAAGATATGGAGGCTATTGGAATACCGCCGCTAACCTGTGCAGAAGAAGAACTGGCAGACGTTATAATCCGAGCTGCGGATAATGCACGACATCTTAATATAGATGTAGACTATGCAGTTGAGAGAAAGCAGCTGTTCAATAAATCTCGTCCATATAAACATGGAGGTAAGAGATCATGACCGAATCAAAAGAACTACTCGTCGAAAACGCCGTATCTGAGGCGCTACCAAGAACTCGTAATGCAGAATTCGAAGTTAACTATCACGAGTTCATACGCTATATTCAAGCCGCTTCAATAGAGACACGGCTAGAACTTATTCAGGATATTCTTGGCGATACTTCTAATGAGCTTCAAACTATTAGAAGCCTCTCCATATTCGTAGATGCCATACTTGAGACTAACAAGGCTATAAAGAAGGGGTAAGAACTATGCGAAGATACTCCTTTGGCTTTTCAATGCGCACTCTTCTACGACCTATACAACAGGAATATACCGACCCTATAACATTTAAAGCTCTCTGGCAATCTGAATGGTCTTCAGACTTCGAGGAGTTACAGAGACATCGACTAGTCCAAGGAGCCTTTAGATATGGAATGCTAAATGCACCGGGCAAGAAATCTTGGGATCGTCCTTTAGATATAATAAAGCGCATTGAAAAGTATAGACAGGATCACAACTTAGAGCATCTAGTCGATGCTGCAAATTTATGCCTTTTAGAATTTGAGGAGGGTAGGCATCCAGATAGACATTTTAAAAATCAAGATGATACACCTCATACAAATTGGAGAGAATAAAAATTTTCTCATTTTTATTCCTTCCAAAAGGTCGTGGACATACTGATAAACTAGCCTATCAAGTACTTGATAGATTGATTCGTAGGTATACGCCAGAATTAACTGTGCTCCTAGACAAAGTTGTCAACGATATAATAATCCACGGACAATCAGCCATCAAAATTGATTATGACCAAATCGAAAAGTCTGCTTCCATCCGTATATCAAGGCAAGCTAATAGACACCATGACCATTCAAGAAGCTCGAAAAGCTTTGAAGATGGCAATTCTCCAAGCGCATAAACAAAGGACTAATTTTCTATCCTTGATCGCGAGTATGCAAATTTCCGAACCCTCTCAGAATGTCCAATCGATGGACAATATTACTCATGAAAAGACAAGCGAAGATATTACTAATTTTAATCTTGCTCACCCACGGCCCGATACTATACCTTGTCCAGGTTATTCTAGGGATGATATTTCTGGAATTATTAGTGGGTTTTTGGAAGAATAATAAGAGGACTTTATGCCTATTACATCAGGACCAATAGATTATAATGCACCTACGTTACATTTCTTACGTCTAGGCTCGACAGACATTAGTGGGATAATGGATGAAATTCACGAATGGCTATATACCTTTTGGCGACGTCCAGACTATTTAGTTATTAGTACTAGACAGTTAGATTTTATAGAGCTAGAATTAGACCCCACAGGAAGATTTCATACAAGTAAATCCATTCGGCAATTTACTTACCCTTCTCCACCTGACGAAGGTAATAAAAAAACTTCTGACTCCTGAGAAATCCAAATGCCTTCGAGAGATTACGATAAGGCTCGTATGCTACATCATCTCGCGGAGGCAAATTCGCCTTATACCAACGAGCCTTAGATTCCACATCCGCGGTACTGATAGCTTGCCACTCACGATAGGATGGAATGTCATAAATAAACTCATCTCCTTGTTGGTCCATGTAGTGCTTGTAAAGCTTCCAACCTTTAAGGTTATCCTTTACCAACCTAAGAGCATCTCGCTTCTCTAGACTATTAAGCTCCTTTTGAGATACAATGTCCTTTGCTATAACTTGATAAGGTTTAGACTCCTCCTTGATCTTCTGTATAGCATCATCCACAATCCTACCAACATTCTTTTCCCGAGCACTTGCGCTTTCTCGACGAATCGTATTGATAATCGCAGTTTGCGGGCGCGTCCACTTAAAGATACTATTAAGTCCTGGTCCAGCGTCGGTAATAGTACGGAACATACTATTCTTTTCTTCTGGTGTCACATCTCTTAATAAATAACCCATAAAAGATGTAATTGGATTACTCCCTACCATACTAGCAGCTCGTTCAATTCCTACAGGACTTACGTCTCCTGGCAAGACTTGGGCGGCTGACTTAGCCAGATTGGAAGTATCAGGATAAGCTCGTAGTGCTGGTTCGACGAATTCTGATCCTTTCCAAATATTATCTCCTGTTCTTGGATCTTTATTTCTCCAGGCTGCTCTAAACGCTGCGATGGCCGGGAGAAAGGAACTTGTGTCATATATTGGAACATCTTGTGATACCCGTTTAAGGATTTCTTCGTAGCCAAGGGTGTTAGTTTTATCCCGCATAATGTCAATTCCCGCGAACATAAGTGTATCGATAGCCCTTACGATCGGAGAATTGTCTGTTGGTATAGCTAGATAAGCATGAGATACATCTCCATTCTCATCTTTCGTAGTCACGCCAAGAGGAAGGATAAAATTATTCACTTTATGATAAGGACTAACATCGTCCATACAATAACCAGCTAATGTATAAGCCGTCCAAGCACCTGTAAGGCGTAATGCCCAGTATTGCCCAAGCTTGGCTGCATACAATTTTGGATTCCCCTTGGCGGCTTTTATCTGTGCATCAAGGGCTTGTGCGGCCACATTGGCGAACGGGTATATGGAGTCCACCGCCCGCATAAAATTGCCTTTTCGGCCGAAATTCAACATATCATTGACCCGGCGAACGGCGGTTTTTTCCGGAATTCCAGACTCAACCATTTTTTTGAATTGGTGGACTCTAATTGTGGTTTCAATATTAGTCCCAAGCCAACCCATGCGATCTACAAATTTCTCCCAGCCAGAACGACCTTTATTGCTCATCTGAATATCATTATACTTTCGTAGCAATATATCTTCTTGAGCGATCTTTGTTACCGTAAGAACATTACCACCAAGGCTCTTATATTTCGTCGCCCACTCTCCATCACTAATAACATCCTTAAAAATCCCAGGCTGCTCAAGCAATGCATCCTTGGTGAACTTAAGAATATTCCCGCGCTCAAAATCATTTGCGGTATAGAAATGCATATTATCAGCCCACCAACGACGGATAGGAAATACCGGGTTAATAGCAGTGGCGAAAAACTTAACTGGCGCCACCCCAGAGGCGAATGACATAGCGCGATAAACTTTCTGCTGAAGCTTCGTAACGTTATGACTCATATTCGTCATACGGGCAGCTTCTCGATCGAGCATTACGTACTCAACTTTACCATCCCTGAGAAATGGAACAGCTTCAAATCCGTGCATTGGCTCGATTACTTCCTCAATCTTCTTGAGTTTAGTCATCCACTCAAGCTGTTCCTTCTGTGTCCGTAGCTCGTCTCGCATGGATTTCACAGTTACGTAATCATGCGTAGCATCATGGATTATCGTATCTTTTGGGTGCCCTCGATCTTCAATATGCTTCACTGAAGCTACGTCATAAGTATCAAAATCCTGCATAGCCCAATCAGTAAGCTTTGCATCCTTCTTACGTAGACTCTCTACATTTTTCTGTAGCTCTGCAATCTCTGCTTTTATCTCGGCCAAGGTAGGTTCCTTAGGTCCTGGCTTCTTGCGGGTAGTATATTCCCCATTAGCAAGTTTCTCGTTTCTTCGATCCCTCGCATTATGCATAGCTCGATGGATACGCTCGTTCAGCGTTATAATCTCCTTAGCCTGTCCTTCATCAAGAAAGCCAGTCAGGCCTTCAATTTTATATCTCTTTTTAGGCAATCGAGCGTATTGGGCAATATCACCTTCGCCTTTCACGGCTGCGTCATACCAAGTACGAAGAAGATTATTCTTAGAAATCGCAAATTCCTGCTTACGCATCTCAGACTTTACAAGATACTCAAAATCCAAAACCATAGGTTCCCCCGTGGCTTCAGTAAGGCGAGGATCTATTCTACTAAAACCAAAAGTCTCGTGGAATATAGGATCATCCTTCAAAAGTACAGAAGATTCCACATCGTACAATGTCTTATTAGGTCTCCAACGAACGGCTCGTTTGTCAGGGAGAAATTCATTTGCATTATACGCTTGCAATGTCTTCTCTCCAATAATTCCACTTTCGAATTTCTTGACATTAAGATCTTGTAGGGTCTTAAATCCTACACGTAGAGCATTTTCGTACTTAGCTCGACCTTCAGGACCTGCATTCTCATCAATCCACTTATACACAAATTGCTTTTTCGCATCTACAAGATCCTCACTCCAGGGAAGTTCTGGGGTATCTTTCTTTTTCTGGCCTCGCCAGATGGTTCTCTTATCCTCATGCCAAGCAATCGTCGCAAGAGTATCAAGGATCTCGCGACTCTTCCCCTCAAAGCCAGCAAAATTCGCCGCTTTGTCAACTTGCTTTTCGAAGAAAGATACCATATCTGGAACATCATAGGCCTTGTGTTTTACCTGCCTTTGTAATTCTGGCCCCATTGGGATATTCAATAACTTATCAAAAGCCTTACCTTCAGGATTTACCAACGATTCCCAACCTTTCGACAGCCAGCCAGTTACAGGCGCATTCCTTCTTACATTTTGGGCCTCGAGGGATTTATTCCTTATAACCTCCTGAGCCTTTTCAATCTTCCAATCTCTCGCTTGTTTCTCTGTGAGTTCTAGTGTAATTCCACTATCATCAACTACACTTTGCTTATTAATAACCTCATAAGACTTCTTCTTCGGTATGATGAGCATATCTCTATGAGCATCTACAAACCTTTCAATAACCGCGGGCCCAGAGATCGTATCAGGATCAGACAGGTATTCCGCAGTGCGCACAAAATTCTCAGCCAATAAAAGAGACTTTCCTGGATTTAAATCTCCAGCATCAAAAATCACCGCTTGTAGCTGCTTCGCCAACATGGCCCTATCATCTGACACTCCGCCTTTTCCATAAGTAAGCTCAAGATTCTTTTTCAGATCCATAATAGGCGTAGTAGCATTAGGATCTTGAATATACGCAGCTCTCATATAATTCCAATCACGCTCAGCGAATTCAGCAAGCACTCCATTAAGTTCAGGAGTTCTTCCTAAAGCCCTTTCCCGGGCTACATAAGCCTTCACTTTATCCTGTGCCGTGATAGGATCTCGCGATATTCTATCCTGCTGATGCTGTGGAAGTGCCGCGAACATACCACCAAGAATGGCTGCGGCAACTACTTCATCTTGATAATCTGGCCTATTAGAATCCGTGGTTGCTGCTGCCATACCACCATTAAGGAGTGCTGAGCCTAATACCCTTATTGGAAGATTATATCTTCCCAAAGCAGCCATACCAGCTTCCATAATCGTATATTGCTTAGCCCCAGCAACGGCTCCTTCCTGTCCACCGAAAGCTCCGCCCTTTACTGCCCCATAACTAATCCTTCCCATGGCAGATCCAAGAGCCAAGGCAGTCTTTTCCGAGATTTGCACGGTTCCTCGTACACCTAGCCGAGCAAGTCCTGTTCCTATAGTCTTAGCTCCTCCAACGCCGCCTAGGATGATACCAGCAAGATCTGGTATCGAATAGCCCACATAGTAGGCAATTTTGTCCGCAATAGACTGCTGTCCCTGGGCCATATCAACTGTCCCTCGAACCCGCTTGGCTACGTTGCTCAATACATCTAAGCGATCATTCTCGTCCCAGCCGAGATTATTACCCACATGATTAACTATAAGTTCCGGAAGCTCTACCAAATCCGCGGTAGAATCTACAAATCCCTTAGCAATCTGATGAGCAAATCTACCCGGAATCGAGACCGCACGATCTAATATCCCTGGATCGGAATAGTTAACACTTTCTGCCACAGTAGCATAAACTTGATTTTTACTTAGATTGTCCAATCGCTGGACATAATGAGGGCGTTCAGAGTCAGCACCTTCAGGAATGTTAAGCTGACTTTGTTGTCTTACAGCCTCATCAAGTTTGTATTTAGTAAGCGCCTGTTCGTATAGTCCCATAGTGTGTTTTTGTTAGCGGGTTTATCGTTTTTGGAATCCTTTACGAGGAGATCTACCTTCCTCGGGCTTAAGAGACAAAAATTCGCTATTCGCCTCGCTTGGAGAGATATAGTCATTACTGATACTTGGAAGAGCCTTAAAGTTATAACGCCTAGAATATTCCAGCATTATACGTTGCAGGTCCATAGAATTTCTAAAAATCCCCGCTTTGATTAGGTCTTCCATAAGTGTAGTTGGATGAATGTATTCTCCATTATCGAGCTTATAGTCATTAATCAAACTACCTATAGTTTCGCGAACCTGGATTTCCTTTCCTGTTGGTACTTGGGCCATAGATACATCGCCGAAATATTCAGGATAACTAGTGCTTGGAAATTTAGCTATATTTGTGCTTCCACCATTGGGTAGATTATAGGTAACAGTACGTTGTTCAGCCATAGCTATATTACTAAATTGAGCCTTGGCTATAGATTCATAGGAATCGATCTTGTTCTGGAGATCTAAGTTAGTTCGTATATTCTGTTTATATGCCTGGACTAACTTCTCCCCGCGTTCAGGATTAATGTTCAAAAGAGTGCTAGCTAAGCTGACAGTCTTTTCGTAACGAGGAATTGTCCAATCGATGTTTGGAATTAGTTGATTACTATACACATAATTAAGTGCTTTATAAGTTCCAGCTAACTTGGCAGCTACAGTTTCCTCAGTGTCAGAAGTGGTAGCTCTCAATCCAGCAGCCTCAAGATTCGGAATCTGCTTCTCCCACATACTACGCTCGTCATCCTTTAATGGAGGATCGGGCAATTCAAAATTCCCAGTCATTAGGGCTTTAATAGATACTAGCATTTGTGCCCCGGCACCGGTTAATTTTAACTTAGGTGTTCCATCGTCCGCCTGCTGCCGATCGGAGAGTTTAATCGGTAAAGCACCGTCCATAGTATGCATCTTCATACCTTGTACGATAGCATTTGGAAGACGCTGAGCTTCTTCGAATCGCCCTTGCTGAGCATACTCTTTGAATATTTGATCATAAAGATAAGTGGCTGTTTCTACACGGCCCTCGTCATCCTTATACTGAAATTGTCCCTCCACGGGCATTTCTAGGTCCATTTGAGTCTCAGGAATCAATGAAGAGGCAAAAAATTTCTGTAGCGTCTCGCGAGCCTGAGGATTATAAAAGTGTTTATACTTATCTAATCGACTAACTCGTAGATTTGGATCTTCAGACTTAGGATCCTTGGCCCTAAGAGTTGCCCTAATAGTGGCTTGCTGTTCTGGAGTCATATCATTGTACTTTCCTTCAGTCATGATATTAGCAAGCTGGGCTGCGGAAATGGCATCTTGTGTATCCCGAGCTTCAGTATCAAGTTGTAAGGTACGAAGCTTTAATTTATAGTCGATATGCGCACCAGCAGTTTGCGCCTTTATCAGCTCTGCGCGGAGATCCTCGGCTGTAGAGGATTTCTTCCGTTGTTCTATGAGGCTGGTCTCCGACTCTACTTGTTTGTTAAGTAAATCGACTGATCGCTTATTCTTTTCTTCTGCGTAGGTGACTACTCTGTGCTCTTTGGGATTCCAAAAGCCATCGGTCATACCTTTTTGTAACAGCTCAGCATCTGTATAATATACAGGTTTTCCCTGGTAGTATATCGGGGTAGTTTCCTGCATAGCATCTATAGGTATAGTTTTGCTCCTCTGTTGTACTTGCCCACGAGGAACAGTAGTATCCCCACCAATATCGTCTGGCTGACGAGTTTTAGTCGTTACAGTTTTTGTAGGAGTTCCAGACGAATATTTCTCCATTACCCGTTGGATATTAGCATTGATATCCGATTGGTATTCTAATTTTCCTTGTTCAGCAGTCGCCGCTAAGTCAGCAGCATAGTCCGCTGATTGCCTATTAGCTTGCTCTTGACGCTTATATTGTTCATCAAGAAGTTTTAGGCGAAAAGCTTGGTCGGCTTCCATTTGTTGCTGCTGCTCAAAAGAACGCCCTATAAGTTCAGCGGCCCGGCGAATACCGGAATAGTCTGTTTGTTTTGCTGGTAATATTGTTGCCATTAATACACTCCAAGATTAAAATAATCCTCCGTTACCGCCCCAAAGTTTAGACACATTGCCCCAAAGATCAGTATGTAGAGACTTTCCCCGATCCTGCATGGATATATTCTCCCCGGTCTGAGCATTAATAAGCCCAAGCATATACTGAAGCTCTGCCGTGCTATATTGATTTCCTAGCTGCGCGTTTAGCATAGCTACTTCATTTTCAGTAGTATATTGGGTCTTCGTAAAATCCGCAGATATACCCTGATTTGCCATAAGCCTCTGTAATTCTTGTGCAGAATAAGTCGATTCTAGACTACCAAGACCTTGTGTAGCCGCAAGCCTTCTATTTTCGGCAGTGTCAAGGGCATCCGCGTAAACCTTCGAGACTTGCGCGCCTAAATCAGATTCAACCTTACCTGCTGCTCTATTGGATGCACTACTCATAAGACCCTTGCCGGCAAAACCGGCGCTTACTTCACCAATCGCAGTCTGTGCATCTTTCTTAGCAAGAGCGAGTTCGGATCGAATCTTTTCCCTATTCACCTGAGTATCAAGAAAAGACTTATACGACTGAATCGCGGCACTAGTATTGTAAGAATCTAATCCGGCAATACTAAACGACTCAGGATTCAGCCCTCCTTGGACAGTAGCTTGAGAAGCCTTACCCTTTCCAAGATTAGCAATCATTTGATTATAAAGCGCCCTTTGCTCTGGAGACATAGTACTAACCCAACTAGTCTCCCAATCACCTCCGGAATAAGGTGTAGTAAAAGCTTCAGCTATTCCGAGAGACGTACCAGATTGCCAACCGGCACTATTAGACTGTCCACCGCCACTATTAGAAGGCTGGCTTCCTCCATCTCCACTACCGTCGCCACTCCAGTTTGGCATAATTAACTCCTATTCAGATTCAGCTTCAAATGCTATTACCAAAGGACCGATATGAATCCCTCCACCGGCGCCAGAAAATTCAAACATTATGTTCTCAAAGGTTATGTTTCCCCAGACTTTATACTTCTTAAGATCATAAGAGTCAATTGTTATAGTACCAAGATCGCTATAGTTCTCTCCGTCATCAATGCTATACTTAACAATCATTACATGACCTAACGTTCCAGATAATGACAGTTGAATATGTTCAAAACGAGCATCTATTGCCCCAGACGCGAAGTTCTTACTTCTTACTCGATAAGGGATAGCATCTCCTGATGTATAATTTACATCTAGATATCCATTAACATCATATGTACCAGTCATGCCATCTTTTAACAGGGTGTAGTCGTATCGAACAAGCTTACTTACATGTGCTGTATCAAGACATGAAAAGAATACAAATGGGTAGTCTGTTAGAAATACCTGGGAAATCCATGCGCGATCAGGACCTACCGCCTCACCAGTTGGCCCTTCTTCTAACCAAGTACCCTCTCTACCAGTAGCACCTCCCCAAGTGTCGTCTTCCTCGACCTTACGTAGAGATATAGAAGTTAGCAATAAATCAACTACGCGCTCGGTCCAGGCAGCTTGTTTTATTTGATAGCGTACGATATATGTCTTAGCAGTCCCCGCGCCTTCATCGACAATAGGGAACATAAACCATATAGTATCAGATTCCTTCACATGAACTGCCCGAATGTAATCAATGTAGTCTAGGTTTAAAATTCCCCCATCACCATAGATCCTCTCCTGAATAAAGTTACCAAAGGGCTCGATAGACAGACCTCCAAGATAACGGAAGATATTACTCTTTCCCAGGAATACATGATAGCTTCCAGTCGATGCAACAGAGAAACCCCCGATAACACCTTCATTATCAATTACTTGCTCAAAGATTACCGGATTAGTGGTTGTACCTAACCAAGTACCCCGCCAGATACTTGCACTGCAATAGACTATTAGATAATTACTAAGTAGCTCAGCTTGCTTTATTTGGTTATGCTCGCTTAGTAAGTTATAGTATCCTGCTGCGGTATATGTAGATTCATCTACCTGCTCCTCATTTCCCGGATTACACCAACGAATTCTATGAGTATATTTTATCCCATCCTCTTCAATGGATAAAAACCAGACCGAATCTTGCCAGATACGCAGGAAATCTACTACCGTTACAACTATAGCCACTAGCCCTGCTATTACATCACAAACCCAACCGGCACCATCGTAGTAGAATTTATGTACTGGATCTACTCCATTAGTCCATATAACCATATTATGCCCGTTGCCATTAGCAGAACCGGAGAATGTAACAGCCATAAGTGGTTTAGTGTCATGCCCAGTAATAACATTGCCCCCTCGGTTTACTGCGTCGTCAAGGGTATAACCATTGGAGTCTAATATTTCGACCCAGGCATTGACAGACCAATAATAGAGGGAGTTTTTAGTAAATAACAACGCCTGAGAAGTTCCATCCTGATCTTCCATTGTATAGGTAAGCTTTACTGTCTCAGCACCTACGTCTGGATCTTCGAATACGTAGCCATTATCAAGAATCAGATTATCCTTCAATATCTGAAGGTTCAAAATATCTGTAACCTGATTATCCTGAATCGCATCAGCACGGTTAAGGAGGTTTAGGCCTCCCCCGAATCCCGGTGTTTGTTTGTATTGTGGCATGGTTATTGCATTTCTTTTTATACGCTCTTTTAAAAAAGCACTTAAAAAATGGATATGCCTTTATGAAAATCTACTTATACTTAATAATTCTACTAATTATCTTACCTTCCTGCAGTTCATCAACGAAACAGCAAATAACTCCTATCTGTAGGCATTACGCATTATTTGCGGCTATTACATGGGAGAACGTTCATAATGAAAAAGTAGTTATTGCCGTAGGACCTGGAAAGGTTCTTTGGCACGCTCAAGCTGTTATAGATGAAAATCTTCTGACTAAATGGTTAGTTTGGGAACAAGATCATTTTGAAATTGGAAGACAAGAAAAGTTTTTCCCTATTAATATTTATACACCCACAGAATTTTTTATCTTATTAAATCAGGGTAAATTCGGGGGATTCAATAACTAGCAAACGAAGAAAATAAAATTTTAAGGTATAAAATATACTAGAAAATGAAAGGGGCTATCCCCTATGCTAGGCCCCGATCCAGTAACTCGCAATACTTGAATTCGGACAGATGATACACTAGGTATTGCATCTATGCGAGCAAAATCGTAGTATCCACTTGCCGCACAAACTACGTTAACTAGTATTTTACTAACAGCAGTAGCAGAAACAGCTAAATTTATTGTATAATCACCAGTGTCATTATAAATTACAGATGAGACTCTAAAACTATTCTCAATGGCCCCATTACTAGCTATCATACCCCCAGCAACTGGAGTAAACATACCTCCCACTAAAGGAATATCCGATCCTATGGTATTTCCTCCGACAGTTACCCCAGTTAATTGATTCAGCTCTGTCGACGTAGCATAAAGGACAACCTGCTGGTTAATTTTTGGAAGCGTAATAGTTGGATCCGTAATATATGGAGTCGTCAACGTCTTATTCGTCAACGTCTGATCCAAATCCTTCTCAACCAAAACTTCCTTCGCCCCACCCTGCGGATAATAAGTCAACGAATTATCCGTACTATTATACGCCAACTCCGTATATCCAGCAACAGCAGCGGCTGAAGCGCCCCCAGCAATATTCTTAAGCGTAACCCTCTTATGATACCCAGTATCAGTCTGATCATCCGTCCCAGTCCCAATAACTTCCTCTCCAAACTCATGATCAACCTGCATTCTCTCAGTAAGGGCATCCTTAAGTTTCCGAATTTGCTGAGCCCCGTATCTTCTACTCTCAGAATCTTCTGGATTGTTCCCAAAATCAACATCCCATGCGTAAGTAAAGGCCATTTTCTAAGCTCCCTTATATAGTAAGTCCAAGCTGGCAAAATAGAGATTTCGGATCTTCTTTCAATTCCATTTGATATACGTCACCCACATCATCAGGATCTGTTAATTTATGCGTACTATCAATTACCCCAGTCTTAGGATCTAACAATTTATACGTACAAACCCATACCAACCTAGCCACGCTTAATCGATCGTACATTTCCTTAGCCTCTAAAGGATAATCATGCAGCATATTTTTATAATCTTCTTTTGTCGCAAGTACCTTAGGTGCTCCACGCATAAATCCTCTTATAAATGAACAATTCTAGGCCGCGCGCAACCGCGCGCCCCGACAGTCGCATACGCATACCAGCGATAGTAACCCGCACTACGACCGCGCGACCCGCAATGCGACGCGCTACCCCAATCGCCGCCCGCCACCAGC